GAGGACGACCAAGAGGTCGAAATTGAGCTCATTGACGACACGCCCGAGAAGGACCGCGGCCGCAAACCGCTGGAAAAGCCTGTCGAGGAGCCGACCGACGAGGAGCTGGGTGCCTACTCCGAAGGCGTGCGCAAACGGATCAACGATCTGACGCACGCGCGCCACGATGAGCGCCGGGCCAAAGAGCAGACGCTGCGAGAGAAGCAAGAGCTCGACCGCATCGCGCGCGCCCTGGCCGACGAGAACCGCCAGCTGCGCGAGCAGTACAACGCCGGCGCGATCCAGTACGCGGCAACGGCCGGCAACGCCGCCGAGATGCGGCTGAACAACGCCCGGGCCAAACTGAAGGAAGCGCACGAGGCGTTTGACACCGACGCGATCGTGGCGGCCCAGGAAGAGCTCAGCGATGCCAAGAATGCGTGGAATGCGGCCAAAAGCTTCCGTCCGCCCCCTGTACAGCCGCAACAGCAGGTGGTACAACCGCAACCAGAAGCTGAAGTTGCAGCCCCCATCGATGACAAAACTCTGCGCTGGCAGGCACGAAACCAGTGGTGGGGGGCACCGCAGCACAAGGCTATGACGCTGTTCTCGCTGGGCGTGCACAACGAACTGGCGGACGAAGGGATCGACGTCGGGTCCGACGACTATTTCGCTCGAATCGACGAGCGCATGCAGCAAACCTTCCCCGATTTCTTCGGGCAGAAGCCAAAACCGAAGCCCAATGCCCAGCGGACCGCGACGGTTGTCGCCTCCGGCGCGCGCACCACGGCAACGCGAAAGATCCAGCTCACGCCTACCGCGCTGGCGCTGGCCAAACGCCTGAATCTGACCCCTCAACAGTACGCAGCTGCAGTTGCAAAGCAGCAGCAGGATGAAGCCTGATGGCCGATAACCGCACACCCCGTGAAAACGTCACCCGCGAAAAGGTTGCCCGAACGGTCTACAAACCGCCGAGCACGCTGCCCGATCCGACCCCGGAACCGGGCTACACCTATCGCTGGATCGCCACCCACGTGTTGGGCCAGTCAGTGCAGGCCAACGTCTCGCAGCGGTTCCGTGAAGGTTGGGTGCCTGTGAAGGCCGAAGATCATCCGGAGCTGCAGGTCGGCGGCAGCGGCAACGTCGAGATCGGTGGATTGATCCTCTGCAAGATGCCGACGGACGTCGCGGAATCCCGGCGCGTGTACTACGAGCAGCAGGCTGCGGCCCAGGCCGAGTCGGTGGACAACAACTTCATGCGCGAGAGCGACCCCCGGATGCCTCTGATCAAAGAGAAGCATTCGCAGGTCTCGTTCGGACGCGGTTCCTAAACCAGGGAGTATCAAATGGCATCAGTTGCTTCCCCCTACGGCCTTCGTCCGGTCAAGATGATCGGTGGGCAGTATTTCGCCGGGGCAATGCGCGAATTCCCGGCAGCGACCAACGTGGCCGCTGCCATCTACAACGGCGACCTTGTCGCACTGACCACCGCCGGCCTGCCGGCTGCGGTCTCGGCCACCCCGGTGGCGGTCAAGATCCCGGCGACGTCTGCGGACGCCACGGCCGGTATCGTGGGCGTGTGTGTCGGTGTGCGCTACGTGCTGCCGGCACCGGTGGGGCAGCCGATGTGGGCGCAGTACCTGCCCGCCGGCGCGTACACCGCGGGCTACCGCAACATCTGGCTGCAGGTGGTGGATGACCCCAACACGCTGTTCCAGATCCAGGGTTCGGCCGCGTTGGGCACCTTCAACAGCGGCACCAGCGGCTCGGGCTGGGCTGGCGCGATCGGCAAGAACGCGCAGCTGGGCTTTGGCACCGCAGGCAGCGCCACCACGGGCAACTCCGGCATGAACCTGCTGGTCGGCACCAACGGCGCCGGTCTGGTGGCCACGGCCACCTACGCGGTGCGCATTGTCGATGTCGTGGCTGGTACCGAGTCGGACACCTATCCGGAGTTCATCGTCAAGCTAAACGTCGGTGTCCACTCCTACACCAACTCGCTCGGCATCTAAGGAGAACCGATCATGGCAATCTCACGCGCACAGCTGCTCAAAGAACTGCTCCCCGGGCTGAATGCTCTGTTTGGTCTGGAGTACAAGCGCTACGGCGAAGAGCACAAGGAGATCTACGACATCGAGACCTCCGATCGCTCGTTCGAAGAGGAGACCAAACTGTCGGGCTTCGGCGCGGCACCGGTCAAATCCGAGGGCAATTCGATCCAGTACGACACCGCGCAGGAAGCCTGGACGGCGCGCTACACGCACGAGACCATCGCCTTGGGGTTTGCGATCACCGAGGAAGCCGTCGAGGACAACCTCTACGACAAGCTCTCGGCTCGCTACACCAAGGCGCTGGCTCGCGGCATGGCCTACACCAAGCAGGTGAAGGCCGCGGCGATCCTGAACAACGCCACCAGCTCCTCGTACGTGTACGGTGACGGCGTGGCGCTGCTCTCGACTGCGCACCCGCTGACCAACGGCGCCACGCAGAGCAACCGCCCAACCACCGGCGTCGACCTGAACGAGACCTCGCTGGAAGCGGCGGTCATCGCGATTGCGGCCTGGACGGACGAGCGTGGCCTGCTGCTGGCCGCCAAGCCGCGCAAGCTGATCCTGCCCCCGGCGCTGACTTTCGTGGCCACCCGGCTGCTCGAAACGTCGAATCGGGTTGGTACGGCCGACAACGACATCAACGCGCTCAAGTCCAACGGGTCGATCCCCGAGGGCTACACAGTCAATCACTGGCTGACCGACACCAATCAGTGGTTCCTGACCACTGACGTGCCCAACGGCCTGAAGATGTTCGTGCGCGCGCCGATGACCACAAAAATGGACGGTGATTTTGATACTGGCAACGTCCGGTACAAGGCCCGTGAGCGGTACTCGTTTGGGGTGAGCGACCCTCTCGCCATCTACGGATCGCCCGGTTCGACCTAAAAAGTCGGCACGGCAAGGCCCGCTTCGGCGGGCCTTTTCCGTTACCGGTATCAAAACACACGTCACTTGCCGCACACCCGCCCGGATGCTATAACGGGCAGACCTAGAACACCCCCTCACCCGTCGACTGGCTAGGCAGACTCCCCTCAGAGACGCCGGGTGCAAATGAGGAAACGACATGTCGTTCTCGACTTTCAGCGGCCCGCTCCTGTCGGGCACCGAGCGTTACGGCGCAAACACCGTGCGCAACACCGGCCTGCCCCTACTGACGCAGTCGGCCACGGTTCTCCCTGCGGCGATCCTGCAGTCTCCCACCGCCCAGGCGCTGTTCACGCTGCCGGCCGGCGCCAAGATCCTGCGGCTGACCTTCGAGAAGACGGCGACCATCACGACGGCCACGGCCATCGCGGTGACCATCGGCGACTCCGGCACGGCCAACAAGTACATGACCACGGCGGCGATCGGTGTGACCACCGCCCGCGCGGTTGCGGCCACCATTGATGCGGCCCTGGTCACCTCCGAGTGCAACAACATCGGCACGGCGGACAAAACGATCTACGGCACCTTCACGGCGTCCACCGGCGATGCCGCGGGCGGTTCGGTGATCGTCACGGTCGAGTACATCCAGCGTGCGGCGGACGGCTCGCAGTACCCGAGCGGCACCGCGCTGTAATAGGGGAACATCATGACGATGGAGTCTGATGTTCGAAGCACGCGCCGGACAACCTCGGGGACGGTTGTCGCCGGGCCGGCGCGGCTCAAAGCAGTGGCCATCCTGGCCGGTGCCGCGGTAGGGACGATCCAGTTCCGTGACGGCGGCGCGAGCGGCACGATCCTGTGCGAGCTCGACTCGCCGGCCAGCGTGACCGCCACGGTGCAGGTGCTGCTGCCCGCCAACGGGGTGCGCTTCACCACCGACATCTACGCCACCCTCACGGGCGGCGCGCTGGCGGTCACTTCCTTCTACGCCTGACGGAGAGATGTATGGCCACGAAAAAACTGCCGCCGTTCATGGCGAAGGAAACCCCGGCTGAAGAGAAGAAGGAGATGAAGGTCAAGGCCTTGTCTCCGGCGCTCTACCGCAAGGGCGAGAAGGCCGAAGGGGTGCACGGCAAGAGCGGCATGAAGGAAGCCAAACCCAAGCCGTTCGCGGCCGGCGGGATGGTGCGCCGCGGCTACGGTAAGGCCCGGGGCTGCTGATGGCCACTTCAGGCACGACAACCTTCGACCTCGATCTGGTTGACATCGTCGAGGAAGCCTACGAACGGGCGGGGTCCGAGATGCGCTCGGGCTACGACCTTCGTACGGCTCGTCGCAGCCTGAACCTGATGTTCATCGACTGGGCCAACCGCGGCCTGAACATGTGGACCTTCGAGGAGGCGAGCGTCGATCTGGTCGACGGCACCGCCACCTACACGCTGCCCACCGACACGGTGGACGTGCTGGATGCGGTCATCCGCACCGGCGCGGGCGTCGAGGCGACCCAGGCGGATCTCGAGATCTCGCGGATCAGCTTGCCAACCTACGCCAGCATGCCCAACAAGCTGCAGCCAGGGCGACCAATCAACATGCTGGTCACCCGCGGCGTCGCAGCGCCAACGGTGACGCTCTGGCCTGTCCCAAACCTGGATGACACCTACACCCTGGTCTACTGGCGCCTGCGCCGGATCCAAGACGCAGGGACGGGGGTCGAAACCGCCGACGTGCCGTTCCGATTCCTACCCTGCCTGACGGCGGGGCTGGCCTACTATCTGGCCATGAAAAACCCCAAGCTGGTTGACCGCCTCGTGATGCTCAAAACCGTCTACGACGAAGAGTGGCAGCGGGCCTCTGACGAAGACAGGGAGAAGGCTTCCGTGCGGTTCATCCCGCGCGTGTACGCCCGGTGATCCATGGCCAACCCCTTTGCTCAGGGCAAACGCGCGATCGCGGTCTGCGATCGGTGCGGCTTCCAGTACAAGCTGGTGCAGCTGCGCGAGCTCGTGATCAAGAACACCCCGATCAACATGCTGGTGTGCAACAGCTGCTGGGAGGAAAGCCACCCGCAGCTCATGCAGGGCGAGATTCCGATCTACGACCCCCAGGCACTGCAGCGCGCGCGGCCGGACTCCAGCTACGTCGTGTCGGGTGTGACGGTGACCGGCACCCTCGGTGAGGGCAGCCGGGACACGCAGTGGGGCTGGAACCCCATTGGCGGGGGAAACGCCGCTTTCAGCAACACGCCGAACCTGCTCGAGGCCCAGGCCGAGTTGGGCGACGTAACCGTGACGATTGTCTGACATGACCTACACAGAGCTGGTTGCGGCCATCCAGAGCACGGTCGAGAACACGTTCGAGACGGCCGACATCGATCGGTTCATCCGCAACGCTGAGCAGCGCATTTTCAACAGCATCGACTTCCCCTTGGCGCGCAAGAACGTGACGGGGACGCTGGAGTCGGGCAATCAGTACCTGCAATGCCCGAACGACTTTCTGGCACCCTTTTCGCTGGCGGTGATCGCGGTCAACGGCAGCTACACCTACCTGCTCCCGAAGGACGTCAACTTCCTGCGCGAGGCCTACCCGAACCCGACGGTCACCGGGGTGCCCAAGTACTACGCGCTCTTCGGCCCGCGCTCGGACGACGAGACCAAGCTGACCTTCATCCTGGGCCCCACGCCCAACGCTGCGCTCACCGCGGAGCTGCACTACTTCTACTACCCCGAGTCGATCACCACGATCGCCGGCGAGCAGACGTGGTTGGGTGACACCTTCGAGACGGTGCTGCTCTACGGCTCGCTGGTTGAGGCCTACATCTTCATGAAGGGTGAGGCGGACATGCTGGCGGCCTACGAGGCCAAGTACAAAGAGGCGCTGATGCTGGCCAAGAAGCTGGGCGACGGGCTGCAGAAGGTCGATGCATACCGCAATGGCACGCCGCGCGTGTCAGTGGGCTGACCATGGCCATCACCCAGGGATTGACCACAAGCTTCAAGGTCGGGCTGCTGTGCGCGAGCTTCAACTTCAACACCGGCACGACGCAGGTCTACAAGATCGCGCTGTACCAGAGCACGGCAGACCTGGGCCCGACCACGAACGTCTACACCACGACGGGCGAGATCACGGCCACGGGCTACGTGGCCGGCGGCACCACGCTCACGGTCTCACAGGTGCCGACGTCTGTCGGCACGGTGGCCTACATCGACTTCGATGATCCGGCGTGGGCAGGCTTCACGGGCACCGCGCGGGGCGCGCTGGTCTATCTGGCCGACGGGCTCACAAACCCCGCGGTTGCTGTCATCAATTTTGGTGCGGACAAGACCGCGAGCAACCAAACTTTCACCGTTGTCATGCCGCCTCCTGGCGCTACGACAGCTCTTGTGCGTATCAAGTAAGGAGGCGACTGTGTCGACCAAAGAAAGCGCGAAATCCCAGGACTTCATCAACATGGCCGTTGAAAAGGCGCAGGGGACGCGCGAGGGGGCCCGGGCCCACGGCGTGTTCCACTTCGAGTGCTTCGACAGCGAAGGCAACCTGAAGTGGTCGCAGGACATCCCCAATCTGGTGGTGAACGTCGGCCTGCAGGACATGAACACCCAGTACTTCAAGGGCAGCTCGTACACGGCTGCTTGGTACATCGGGCTGTACGGCGCCGCGGCTTCGAACACGCCGGCGGCCGGCGACACTTCGGCGTCGCACGCAGGCTGGACTGAGGTCACGGCCTATTCGCAGTCCACGCGCGTCGCGGTGACGTTCGGCACGGCCACGACCGCGGACCCTTCGGTGATCAGCAACTCGGCCTCGCCGGCGGCGTTCACAATCAACGGCACGACCACGGTGGGCGGCGCGTTCCTGATCAGCAACAGCACCAAGGGCGGCACCACGGGCATCTTGTTTTCGGCATCCGACAATCAGTCGCCCGGCGACCGCTCGGTGATTCTCAACGACACGGTAAACGTGACCTACACCTTCAACCTCGACGCTGCGTAAGGAGCATCGACATGGCATCAAAATTCAAGAAGGCCGAGCGCGTGCGGCTGAAAACGGTGACCCCGGAAGGCCCGGTGCACGGCATGCGCATGGACAACGACGGCAACGTCCAGTACCAGATTCGCTGGACCGACACCGAAGGGCAAGTTCAAGAACGTTGGTTCGATGAGGACCAGCTCGAAGGAGTGCCGGAATGACCAATGCTGAACTGCGCACGATCATCGCGGCGCGCGCCGCGGGAGACCCTGATTTCGCCAAACTGGTGGAGGAGCGCGCTGATTCGGCAATCGCCGCGGCACTGTCCGAAGGGCGCAAGAAACTGGTGCCCACCGAAATCGGTTCCGGCACGGTTTTGGCGGTCCTGGCCCCCGGCGGCGGCGCGTTCTTGGACGCCCTTGTGCAGGTTGGCGAGGTGAACCGCGACGTGTACTGGACGATGGATCTGATCAAACAGGGCCGTCTGCGCATCGATCTGCCGGCGGTGCGCACCGCCATGGAGGGGTTGGCTCAAGCTGTGCCTTCGTTGGCACCGGCCATCGCCGCACTGCTGACGCTGGGATACGTGGATGATCCGATCAGCTACGGGCAAGTGAACGCCGCCTTGAGCGAGGTCTGAAATGAGCACTACTTACAACCCCACAGTACAGACGCGCACGTCGCTCACGGTCACCGGGCTCTCGACGCTGGCCAGCGCCACCTACGTGGCCTCGAGCGCGTACACGCTGAACACCAACAAGCCGGCCGACTTGTTCCTTGAGGTGACGGTTGGGACGACCAACACGCCGACGGGCAACAAGCAGGTGCTGGTGTT